GCTATTCACAAGGCCATCAAAGCCGAACGCTGTCAGCGCTTTGCTGATGGCTCAGTCGATGTCGAGGCGGTGCGTCTGGGCATGAGCCTGACGGCTGATCCGTTTCGCGGTGGCCAGCGCGAGGCTGGTGTGTTTGGTGATTTGCAAATGGGCGCTACGGTCGTAGCCCAGCCAGTGGCTGTTGCCCCAGTCGGTATCGAAGCACCAGCCGTGGTTGCACCACCGGTGCAAAAAGCCACCATTCCAAGCCCTCTGCTTGATGCCCGAACTCTGACCGAGCAAAGCAAAGCCGAAAAATCACAAATCGACTTGGCCATCCTCAAAGGCACGGTGGCCGCCATTGAGCCCATGACCCGCGCGGTCACCGACGCCATGGTGTCTACCCGATCCGAGCTGATGTCCCTGCCAGATCGCCTTACGCCCCTGGTGACGCCCGAGACCGATGCCGCCAAGATCCACACCATGATCGAAGCCGAGGTCATGCGTGTGTGCGACACCCTGCGCGACAAGCTGCAGCTGCTGATCCTCAAAAACGCGCAGCAGACCACTGTATGAACTTGCGCGACGGTTACCAAGCGGTCATGGAAGCCGCAGCACGCGCCTGGATGGTGCCAGAACGCCTGTCAATCTCAGACTGGGCGGACAAGTACCGCATGGTGCCCAGCAAGTCGTCGCCCGAAGGTGGCCAGTGGCGCACCAGCCGCACGCCCTATGCCGCCGAGGTCATGAACGAACTCAGCTCCATGTCGCGCACGCAAGAAGTCGTGATCATGGCAGCCAGCCAGGTGCTGAAAACTGAGGTGCTGCTGAACTGGGTGTTTGAGTCCATCGACCAGGACCCCGGCCCGATGCTGATCGTGCAGCCCACCGAGAAAGCGGTCAAAGACTTTGTCAGCCAGCGCCTGGAGCCCGCCATCGACATGATGCCGCGCATCCGGGTCAAGATCCCCAACGCTCGCAAGCGTGACAGCGGCAACAAGATCACCGAGAAGAATTTCCCCGGTGGCGTGCTGTATCTGGGGTGGTCCAACAGCCCCAGTGAGCTGGCTAGTAAGCCCATCAAGAAACTGGCGCTTGATGAGGTTGACCGCTACCCGGTCAGTCTGAAAGACGAAGGCAGCCCGGTCAAACTGGCCGAGCAGCGCACCGCCAACTTCCCTCGCCGCAAGATCCTCAAGACCAGCACCCCCAAGGTGCGCGGCGCCTCGGTCATCACCGATGAATACGAATCCAGCAGCATGGCCCAGTACTGGGTGCCATGCCCGCACTGCCAGGAAATGCAGGTGCTGCAGTTCGAGAAACTGCGCTGGAAAAAAACCAAGGACGCCGAGGGCAAAACCCACCACTGGCCCGACACCGCCGTCTATGTCTGCGAACACTGTGGCGCTGAGATCGAAGAGCACTACAAACCCGCCATGCTGGCCGGCGGCGTTTGGCGACACCGCCACCCCGGGCGAGCCAAGCGCGGCTACCACATCAACGGCCTGTACAGCCCCGTGGGCCTGGGCTTCACCTGGGCCGAGCGGGCACAGAAATTTATCGAAGCCAAAAACGACCCGGTCAAGCTGCAGACCTTTGTCAACCTGCACTTGGGCGAGCCGTATGAGGATCACAGCGATGCCGTTCAGGCCAGCGCCCTGCAGCAGCGTGGCGAGGCCTACCCGCTGCGCTTCGTGCTGCCAGGTTACCTGGTGCTCACTCTGGGCGTTGACGTTCAGCGGGCCGGTTACTTTGCCCTGCACCTGGTAGCGTGGGGCAGGGGAGAGCGCTGCCACACCGTGGACTACACCGAGATCCCCGGCGACCCATCGCGCAGCGAAGACTGGGAGGTCATCACCACCTACCGCCGCCGCGCCATTCGCAACGCCTTTGGCATCGACCTGCGCGTCAGCATGACCGCCATTGACTCGGGCGACGGCGTCACCGTGCATGAGGCCTACAAATACGCCCGCAAATACCGGCATGACGACGTGATTGTCATCAAGGGCTACAGCCAACCCAACAAGCCGATCCTGGGCCGCCCCAGCAAACAGGACGTGAAAAACGACCGAGGCGCCATGGACAAAAACGGCGTCGATCTCTGGATGGTTGGCACCGACACCGCCAAAAGCGCACTGTTTGCCCGCCTGGACAGTGACGCCATGCACGACCAGCAGACCGACCGCATGGTGCGATACAGCAATGAGCTGCCCGCCACCTTCTTTGAAGGCATCGTCAGCGAGTACTACGACCGTGACACCGGCAAGTGGATCAAGCGCCCCGGCAAACGCAACGAGCCGCTGGACACCTGGGGCTATGCCTATGCCGCAGCGCACCACCCCAGGGTGGCCATCCACACCGCCCGCGCCGCCGACTGGGACGAACTGGAGCGCCTGCTGGAGCCACGTGTCAACGACATGTTCACCCAGCAGGCCACATTGACAACGCCAGACGCTGCCCCAGTGCAGACGTCTGCACAGGCTAACCCTGAGGCAGCCACCCCGCCCCCTGCTGCAGCCAGGCCCGAACCGGCCAGGCAAGCAGAGCATGAACACAACAACTGGGTGCCCGACGTGCCCGACAACTGGATTTAAAGGAAACGCAAATGGCCGGATTCACCCTCGCCCAGCTCGAAGCCATCGAGCGTGCCATTGCCAGCGGCACCCTCAAGGTCCGCTACGACGGCAAAGAAGTCCAGTACCAGGATCTGCCCTCGCTCATGAACGCCCGCAAGGTCATCCGTGATGAGCTGATTGCCAACGGCCAGCTGCCCGGCGCTCCGTCGCGTGGTATGGCCACCGTCACCGAATTCGCCCGCTATTGATCCGCCCATGAAAACCACACCCATCGCAGGCGCCAACTTGTTGGATCGCGCCATCGAGGTCACTTTCCCCGGCTGGGCCTTGCGGCGCAGCTACGCCCGCATGGGCATGGAACACGCCCGCAGCTACGACGCCGCCAAAGCAGGCCGCCGCACCAGCGGCTGGAACGCCACCGGCGGCACTGCCAACGCCGAACTTGGCTATGGCCTGGAGCGCATCCGCAACCGCTGCCGCGACACCATCCAAAACAACGAATACGCCAAACGCGCCGTTTCTGTGTTTGCCAGCAATGTCGTCGGTTACGGCATCACCATCACCCCCGACAACTTGCTCGAGCGTGCCGCCTGGAACGCCTGGGCGGGCAGCCTGGCCTGTGATGCCGATGGCAATGACTGCCTGGCCGGTCTGCTGCGCCTGGGTGTACGCGAGCGATTCAGCGCTGGGGAGGTGCTGCTGCGCCGCCGGTGGCGCAGGCCGCAAGATGGCTACGCCATCCCATTGCAGATCCAGGTGCTTGAGCCTGATTTTCTTGACCAGAACAAAACCGGCCCGGTCGGTGCCAACGGCAACCTCTGCATCCTTGGCAAAGAATTCAACCAGTTGGGCGACACGGTGGCCTACTGGCTCTACCCACAGCACCCGGGCGAGCTGGCCACCCGCAGCGCCCGCGACCTGCAAAGCCGCCGTGTCCCCGCCAGCGAAATCATCCACTACTTTGGCCGCGACCGCCCCAGCGCCGTGCGCGGTGTTTCTGAGCTGGCCGTCAGCCTCATGCGCTACCGTGACACCGCCGACTGGGACGATGCCGAGCTGATCCGCAAAAAGATGGAGGCCTGTATCGTCGCGCTCATCAGCAGCGAGGCACCTGACAAGGCACTCGGCTTGCCTGGTAGCACCGCCGGTGTCGAAAAAATGCGCCCCGGCATGATTGGCCGCATCGGCAACAGCGATAGCGTCACCTTCAACAACCCGATCCCCAGCAGTGGCGGTGGCGAATACATGCGCCACCAACTGCACGCCCTGGCCGTTGGCTCTGGCATCACCTACGCCCAACTCACTGGCGACATGAGCCAAGCCAACTTTGCCAGCAACCGCATGGGCCTGATCGAGTTCCGGCAAATGATTGAGCAAGAGCAGTGGCTCAACCTCGTACCCAAGGTGCTGCAGCCCATTCGTGCCTGGTTTCGTGAGGCCGCCCAACTCGCCGGTGTGAGCTTGGGCGACGTGTCCAAGGACAAGATCAGCATGCCTCGCAAGTACCAGGTCGATCCCCTCAAAGACACCCTCACCGCCAAGGAAGCCATCCGGGGCGGCTCCCGCACGCTCAGCGACGTCTTGCGGGAGGACGGCACAGACCTGGACGCCTACATCGAAGAGCGCAGTAGCGAGCTGTCCAAGCTCAAGGCCGCTGGCATCGTGGTTGACACCGACGCCGCCGTCACCGAATTGGGCCTCACCGGCGCCGATGTCCTGCAACACCCCGCCACCCCGTAACCCTGCACTGAAAGACTCCCATGCCAACCATTGCTCAAGAACACCCTCAGGCTCGATCCTCCATCATGCCGATGGCGAGCCTTCAAATGGCTGTGCGCAACTTCACCCGCGCCGATCCAGCTGATGGCGAAACATCCACTGCCCCAGCAGCCCGTTTTGAGATTGTCTTTACAACTGGTGCAGCAGTGCGCCGGTATGACTGGCAAAACGGCCGCTACTACATGGAGCAGCTCGAAGTCACACCAGAGGCTGTCAACCTTGACCGAATGCAGCGCGGTGTCTCGTTTCTCAATGCCCATTCGGCCTGGAGTCTGGAAGACATCATCGGTGTGGTCGATCAGCCCGAAATTTCAAACGGTATCGGCACCGCTCAAGCGCAACTGAGCCGCCGTGAAAGTGTGCGCGGCATCGTCCAAGACTTGGAAGACCGCGTCATTCGTCACGTTTCCGTCGGTTATGCCCGCGACGCCATTGAAATGGTCGAGCCAAGCGAAGCCACTGGAATGTGGATCTATCGAGTCAAACGCTGGACACCTATGGAAGTGTCTCCCGTCCCAATCCAAGCAGACATGGATTGTGAGATCCGCAGCGAAGGCGGCCGTTTGCTTGACAGAGAAGGCCGCGAGATTCGCGCCTACCCCTGCCTCATCACCGTTGCAGAAACACCCCAACAGCGCGCCGCTGCCCCCGCAGCAGCGCCACACACTCCCGCGGCGGGAGACCCAGCCGAACCCCTCACTACTTTAGGAGCTACCATGCCAGGACAATCCCAGCAAGACGGCAGCGGCACCCCAGCCGCTACCAACGACAACGCCAACCGCGCAGCGCCCCAAGCCCCCGCGCCAACTGCAGATGCAGCCCGCGCCGCAGGCATCCAGGCCGAGCGCACCCGTGCTGCCGACATCCGCAGCGCTGCCCAGGCCGCCCGTGCCACCCTGGGCGAGGCTGACGCCAACGCCCTAGCCACCCGCCTGATCGACGCGGGCGTCGGCATTGATGAAGCCCGCGCCCAGATCCTCACCGCTTTGTCCGAGCGCAGCAACGGCAACGCATCGCGCGGCGCGGCGAACCTGCGCACTGAGCGCGATGAGGTCGACACCCTGCGCCAACGCATGAGCGACGCCCTTGTCCTTCGCGCCGCCCCCGACGAAACCAAACGCCGGGGCATCACAATCGACGCAGAAGGCGCCCGCAACTTCCGTGGCATGGATCTGCTTGACATGGCCCGGCGTTGCATCGCCGCTGCCGGTGGCAATGCCGACGGCATGAGCCGCCGCGAGATCGCCCTGGCTGCCATGAACCTCGACCAAGACGCTATGCGTTCTGCAGGCATGCACGGCACCAGCGACTTCACCAACCTCATGGCCAGCACCGTCAACCGCAGCCTGCGGGCCGCGTATGAAGCCGCCCCGCGCACCTTCACCGCCTGGGCCAGCCAGTCCACCAACAAGGACTTCCGTGAAAAAGCCGTGTTGCAACTCAGCGGCATGAGTCAGTTCAAAAAGGTCAATGAAGGTGCCGAGTACAAGTACCTCAGCTTCAGTGACTCGTCTGAAAAGTACAGCCTCTCCAAATACGGCGGCATCATCGCCATCACCTGGGAGTCGATCATCAATGACGACCTCAGTGGTTTCGCCCGCATCCCCACCATGATCAGTGAAGAGGCTACGGCGCTCGAGGGCGATCTGGTTTACGCCGCGCTGATCGGCAACCCCACCATGTCCGACACCGTCGGCCTGTTTGATGCCCAGCACGGAAACCTGCTCGCTGGTGCAGCAATCACAGACGTGACGCTTGGCCTGGCCCGCGCTGCCATGCGCAAGCAAACCGGCGCCAATGGTCGTGTGCTCAACCTGGCACCTGACATCTTGATCGTCGGCCCAGACAACGAAGCCGCCGCGCTCAAGTACACCAGCTCCAACTTTGTGGCTGCCAAGGGTGTGGACATCAATCCCGCGTTCAACACCTCGCTGAGCGTGGTGGTGGACAACCGGGTCACCGGCAACCAGTGGTATCTAGCGGCCACCCCGGCCCGGGTTGACACCGTGGAGTATTCGTACCTTGAAGGCGAGTCCGGTCTCTTCACCACCCGGCGCGAAGGCTTCGAGGTGGACGGTGTCGAGATCAAAGCCCGCCACGTCTTTGCCGCCAAAGCCATCGACTGGCGCGGTGTTCAGAAAAACCCGGGCAACTGATCCATCTGAGCTACCCCATCCGCTTGAAGCGCACCTCGGTGCGCTTTTTTTCGTACCAATTTTTAGGAAACCATCATGAAAAACTACCAACAAGAAGGTGACAACGTCACCGTCATCGCTCCCTACGCCCTGGCTTCTGGCGCTGGATGCCTGGTCGGCGCCATTTTCGGCATTGCGGTCAATGCCGCTGCCAGCGGTGCAGAAGCGCAGCTCAAACGCGAAGGCGTTTTCACCCACGCCAAGGCCTCTGCCGAGGCCTGGACCGTTGGCGCCAAGGTGTACTGGGACAACACCAACAAGGTATTGACAACCACAGCCACCAACAACACCTTGGTGGGCGCAGCCTGCGCCGTTGCAGCCAACCCCAGCCCCATCGGCACCGTGCTGCTCGACGGCGTCATCCGCTAAACCTGCACCGCCTGGTTGACATGTTCGACGCCTCGTTTTTCATGGCCGCGTTTGAAGATCATGGCATGGCCACCCGCGCCGTGCGGCGCACCGCGCCGCCAGGCAGCACCGGCTTTGTTGTGGGCTTCACACGGCCAGAACAGCTCATCTTGGGTGATGCCGTGCAGACCGCGCAGTTTGAGATCGAGTACGCCACCGCTGACGCGCCTGACCTCGCCCTGGGTGAGGGGCTCACCATCAGCGGCACGCTGTACCGCGTAAACAACGTGCCCCGCAAGCAGGGCGACGGTACGTTCACCCGCGCCGAACTCGAAGAGGCCCGCGCATGACCACCATGATCGACCAGGTGCTTGACGCCTTCATTGCCATCGTCGCCACCACCCCGGAAGCCACTGGCGGCGTGTTTGAAGATCGTGCCCAAGCCTTCACCGCAGACCAGGCCAACGCCATCAACATTACCCTGCAGGAAGCCGATGGCCGCACCCTGGGCGACAGCTCTCCCGTGCGCAGCGTGCTGGCCACCGTGGTGCAGGTTGAGCTGGCCATCTACACCCGCGCCGCCATCAGCAGTGCAGGCGTAGAGACCTCTGCCCGCAAGCTGTCTAACCCCATCTGGGCCAGCGCCCATGCCCGCCTTATGGCCGACCCGACCCTGGGTGGCCTGGCTGCGCGTGTGCGCTGGCGGCGTGCCAGCTGGCGGCGTGAAAACGCTGACGGCACCGCCGGTTGGGCCAGCCACACCTACGAGATCACCCTCGCCATGCGTGAGCAAAACCTGCTCGCCCCTTTGTAAATCACCCTGCGCTTCAAGCGCTTACCGGAGCCATCACCATGATCATTTTCGGAGCAGGCAAGCTCATTGCCGTACCCACCACCGACGCGCTTGGCAATGCCATTGCTGTCCCCACGCCCGTGGTCGTCGCTGTCATGCAAGACGTCTCGGTTGACTTTGATTACGAGACCAAAACCCTGCATGGCGAGAAGCAATTCGCCGTGGCCATCGCCCGGGGCAAAGCCAAAATCGGCTGGAAGGCCAAAAGTGGCGACTTCAGTGGCGCCGCCCTGGGTTCCCTGTTCCTGGGCGCCCAGCCTACCGCTGCCCGCAAAGGTGCCGTAGTTGATGAGGCTAAAACCATCCCGTCCGCCACCACCTACACCATCACCATTGCACCGCCCTCCAGTGGTGTTTTTGCCACCGATCTCGGGGTTATCAATGCCGTCACTGGCCAGCAAATGACGCGCGTAAGCAGCGCCCCAACAGCGGGGCAATACAGCCTTAATGTGGCCACTGGCATCTACACCTTTGCTGCTGCTGACGCCAGCGTGCCCGTGCTCATCAGTTACGAGTACAGCATCGCCAGCAGCGCCACCAGCAGCCTTTTCTCCATCAGCAATCAGTTGATGGGCTACACGCCCACTTTCAGCGCCATCTTTTACAACCAGTACGCAGGCAAAACGCTGGCCATGAAGCTCAACAGCAACGTGCTTGGCAAGCTCTCCCTGCCGTTCAAAAACGACGACTTCACCACCAACGACCTGGACGCTGAAGCCTTTGCCGACGCATCGGGCAACGTCGGCTACATCTGCCAGTACTGATCATGACCCAATCCACCCCCACCTTTGCCTCAGTGCAAAACTTGCTTGACGGTGTGGCTATCACGCTTGCTGGCACCGCCTACATCCTGCCGCCGTGCAGCCTGGCCACGCTCAAGCGCAACGCCAAAGGCATCGACGCCTTTGCCAAGCAGGGCGGCAGTTTCAATCTGTCAGAGTCAGCCATCGACACCATCAATGCCGTGGTGCATGAGGCGCTCAAGCGCAACTACCCCGACATCACCGCCGAGTTTGTAGCCGAGAACCTGGGCCTGGACGTCATCATGGAAACCTTCCAGGCCGCCATGGATGTCTCTGGCCTCATGCGCAAAGCCAAGCAGGCCACCACCAGCACCAGCCCCGCCGCCCAGGAGGGCGGCACGCTGGGGGAATCAACTGGGACCGCATCACCGCCCACATCGTGAGCGGCACGGGCTGGACGTGGCAGCACGCCCAGCACCATTGCGACCTGCCCATGTACTTCGCCTTGTGCGATTGGTGGCGTGAGGTCCCACCCGCAGCCATCCAACTGCGGCGCATTGCCTCATTTATCGGCCTCAAGCCCGATGCCCAGCCCGGCACCCCGCGCCTGGCTGCTGCAACAGGCCCGGCTAGCAGCGAGCAAGACGTCGCCATGGCCGCAGCCATGGCAGGCATCCCCGCCTTTGATGGCCGCCCCGCTGACCCGATGCTGGACCTGATCCCCCCGGCACCCATCGCCTCGCCCCTCTGATCCTCAAATTGCTAACCCACCATGGCCACACAAAACACCACCGGCTTTCAGGTCGACGCCAATATCAACCCGTTTGAGCAGGCCATGCGCCGCATGGTCAGCGCATCGCGTGAGTCATCCGCAAGCATCAACAAAGCGCTTGGTGTGATTGGTGTCAGTTTGTCTGTGACCGCATTCACAATGTGGATTCGAGGCGCTGTTGATGCCGCTGACGAGACTTCAAAGCTGGCACAAAAAACAGGTCTGGCTGTCAACCAGGTCGCTGGGTTAAAACTGGCATATGAACAGGCAGGCGCGGGTGACTCATTTGCAAGCAGCATAGCCAAGCTTTCAAAAAGTGTGGTTGATGGCAGCAAATCCTTCGAGGCCATGGGCATCAATGTGCGAAACAGCGATGGCACGCTCAAGACAAGTCGGCAAGTCATTGGGGAGGTGGCAGATAAATTTTCCTCATACCGTGACGGCATCGAAAAAACAGCACTTGCGCAAGAAATATTTGGTAAGTCAGGTGCGGAACTTATTCCTTTGTTAAACGGCGGTGCTGCAGCCCTTGATGAATACGATGCCATGGCCGCGAAGTTGGGCTTAACTATCGAAGAATCCACTGCCGAACAAGCCGAAAAATTTAACGACACGCTTGATTTGGTAAGTCAAGGCACAAAAGGCTTATCGACTCAGATTGCTGCCCAACTTCTGCCAACGCTTTCCAGCTTGGCTGATCAGTTTTTCACAAGCATGTCAAGTGGCGACAAGCTCAAAAACACGGCGACCATTCTGTCAACAGCTATGAAGGGGCTGTACATATCGGGGCTGGCAGTGGTAGAGACTTTCAGCACGGTTGGCACAGTTCTGGGTGGCGTTTCTGCCGCAATCTTTGCAGCTGTCACAGGCAACTTCTCTGGGGCGATGGACATCATCAGCGGTCTCAAAAACGATATCGCCAGCGATTGGAAGACAACGCTTAGCGAAATTGATGCAGCCTGGAACGCCACCGGCAGCAATGCCGTTGAAAACATGGCTAAGCTGAGGAACGCAGGTAAAAACTCAGCACCAGAAACACCGTCTGAAAAAAAAGAGAAGAAAGAAAAAAAAGAAGAAAGCGCCATCCCCTCCTATGAAGCTGCCTTGGCCGCCCGCAAGATCGTCTTTGAAAAAGAAAACACTCTGCGCGAGTTCAGCAAGCAGCAAGAACTTGACTACTGGAAAGGCGTTTTAGCAGACGACGAGATCAGCAGCAAAGACCGCATCAAAATCCTCATCAAAACCGGCAAGCTTGAACTGGACATCCTGCGCCAAAACGCCAAGGACAAGGCCCAGATCCAGCAGCTCCATGCCGAAGACCACAAGGCCGAAACGCTCGACTATGTCAACGAGCTTGAAGCCCGCGCCGCCTACGAGCGCGATATGGGTGTCACCACCCAGGCCGACTACCTGGCTCGCCAGCAAGGCTTCAATCAGTTGCGCTTGCAGGCCGAGTTGGACTTCATCCAGCAAAAAATCACTGCTGCTCAAGCTGACCCCGATGCCAACGTGGTGGCGCTTGAGCAGTTGGAGATGCAGAAGCTTGAGATCAAGCGCAAGTACAAAGCGCTCGAACTCAATCTGGATCGTCAGGCCGCGCTTGAAAAAACTGCGCAACAGCGTGACATGTTTGCCAACATCCGCAGCGCCTCAGAAAACAGCCTGGCAAGCATGCTACAAGGCACGCTGACGTTGCAAAAAGGCCTTCAAGCCGTTTGGAACGCGGTGCTGCAAGGCTTTACCCAAATGATCGCCAAGCAAGTGATCGCCTGGGCGCTAGGTGAAAACTCGAAGACCGGCGCCACCGTCGCGGGCAATGCTACGCGAACAGCGTCTGACTGGATGGCGGCCACCAAGTCGGTGGCTGCCAACGCTTGGGCCGCTGTCAAAAACATCGCCATCAAAGCCTGGGAGGTGGCCGCCGCTGTTTATGCCGCCATCGCTGCCATCCCGATGGTTGGACCCTTTCTCGCCCCGGCGCTAGCGGTCGCAGCAACTGGCGTGGTGCTGGGATATGCCGCAAATATCGCCAGTGCCTCGCAAGGCTTTGACATCCCCGCCGGGCTCAATCCGCTCACCCAACTGCACGAGCAAGAAATGGTGCTGCCCGCCGAACACGCCAACGTCATCCGCAGTCTGGCAGACGGCGGGCAGGGCGGTGGCGAGACTGAACCCCGTGAGCTGAACGTGACCATCGCCGCGCACCCTATGCCGGGCAATTACTTCATGGCGCACCAGAGTCAGCTTGTGGCGGCCCTTAAAAAAGCCCACAGAAACATGGCATTTTCATGAGTAACGCTGTTTTCCCCACGCTCCCCGGTTTAGCTTGGGGCACGGTCCGCCAGCCCATCTGGTCGACCACAAAAAAGACTTCGGTCAGCCAGCGCGAATACCGTGTGGCCAACATGGTGTTTCCTCGATACCGGTACAAGCTGTCATTCACTGTTTTGCGCCAGACCACTGGTTTTACAGAGTTCTCAACGCTGGTCGGGTTTTTCAACGCCCGCAACGGCTCATTCGACTCATTTCTGTACACCGACCCTGACGACAACACTGTTACAGCTCAAGTTTTGGGTATAGGTGATGGATCTAACAAGCTGTTTCAGTTGGTACGCACATTTGGTGGTTTTGTCGAGCCTGTTTATGACGCCAACAGTGCCCCGCTCATTTATTGGGATGGTGTACTCAAGACGTTGGGCACGCACTACACACTTGGGGCCACAGGCCAGGTAACTTTTGTGGCCGCGCCTGGCGCAGGCGTGGTTGTCACCTGGTCGGGCACCTACTACAGGCGCATGTGTTTTGCCCAAGACACGGCAGACTTCTCAAAGTTCCTGGCCAATCTGTGGGAGCTGAAAACGCTTGAGATGGTGACGGTGCTGCCATGAGATCAGCTTCATGGGAAACCAGCCCAGGCGCTTTGGCTGCGTTCTTGAATTCGACGACGCAGGCCTACATGGCCGATCTGTTCACCATCACGCTGTCGGGTGGCACAGTGCTGCGCTACACCTCTGCGCAAGTGGCAGTGACAGTGAACGCGCTCACTTACGCCGTTGGCCCGGTCATTACGCGTGGCAAAACCAAGCTGGCCGTTGGCGTGGCAGTCGATACGCTAGACCTGTCTATTTCGGCGGACGCCAGTGTCAATGTCAACGGCACGCCTCTGCTGCAGTTCATCGCGGCGGGCGGTTTTGATGGGGCCAAGCTGGTGCTGGAGCGCGCTTTTTCAAGCGGCCCTGGTGCGGCTTGGGTGGGTGCTTTGCCCTTGTTCCAAGGCAGCATCAGCGGCCCGCAGACATCGCGCTACACCGCCAGCATGACTGTCAACAGTGACAGCGAGTTGTTGAATGTGATGGTGCCACGCAATGTGTACCAGCCAGGGTGCAGCAACACGCTGTTTGACCCAACCTGTGGTCTAGCCAAGGCTGCTTATGCGTTGGCTGTCACCGCCACATCAGCAACAGACGCCACCCGCACCGTCTTTAGCAGTGCGCGTGGTGAGGCAGCGGGCTACTTTGCGTTGGGCTGGTTGGTGGGTGTAACGGGCGCCAATGCAGGCGTCGGGCGCACTGTCAAGGCGTTCGCGGTGGGCACCTTCCAGGCCATCCAGCCTTGGCCCGCACCGGTAGCCGCCGGCGACACGTTCACCGGTTACCCAGGCTGCGACAAGACACAAGCGACATGCACCGCAAAGTTTGCCAACGTGGCCCGGTTTCGTGGCCACCCCTACGTGCCCGCACCCGAAAGCATTACATGACAAGCGACCAACACCAGGCATTGCAACGCCAAGCGGTTGCAAAAGAAGCCGAGTCCTGGCTAGAAACCCCATACCACCACCATGCTCGCATCAAAGGCGTGGGCGTGGACTGTGCGCAGTTTCTGTGCGCGGTGTACGAAAACACCGGCCTTATCCCGCCCGTCGATCCCGGCACCTATGCCGTTGATTGGCACCTTCACCACTCTGAAGAAAAGTTCAGCGGCTGGATGGAAAAGTACGCCCACCTGCAAGCGCCTGGAACGCCGCTTGGGCTTGGTGATGTGGTGTTGTGGAAATATGGCCGCTGCTTCTCGCACGGCTCAATCTACGTTGGCGACGGCATTTTTGTGCACAGCTACCTGCGCCTGGGCGTGATCAAGTCCCGCGCCGCGGAAGAACCACTGTGTGGGCGTGAGCTGCAGCACTGGAGTTTTTGGTCATGAGCGGCGGCAGCACGATCAGCACCAGTGAAACGCGCATCGAGGCGCTGAACATCCAGAGTTCGGCCTATGGGGTCACTGTGCCGCTGGTGTATGGCTCCAATAGGCTCAGTGGCAACATGATCTGGTACGGTGATTTCAAGGCCACAGCCCACACCAGCACCACTTCCAGCGGGGGCAAAGGCGGTGGCGGCGGTGTGACTCAGCAAAGCACCACCTACACCTATTCGGCTTCGGTGATCATGGGCATCTGCGAGGGGACTATCAAGGCCATCCCTCGCATCTGGAAAGATAAGCAGCTTATTGCGGACGGCGCCACAACGGCCTTGTCGCAGTTGAGCATGTCGCTGGCCACTGGGGCGCTTGGGCAAGGCACCTGGCCTTACCTGACCAGCTTCACGCCAGCCGGTGGCGCGCCTGGCAGCCAAGCCTTGGGGTACAGTGGCCTAGCCTATGTATATGCCCGCGACTATGCGCTAGGCAGCGGCGCATCGGTGGTCAACCACTCTTTTGAGGTGTGCGGGCAGTTGTACGGCAGTGTCCCTGGCCGCCCAGACGCCAACACCGCGCTGGTGGCGGCTGATGTATTGACCAACGTGCGCTATGGTGCGTCGTTCCCGGTGGGCCAGCTTGTCACTGCCGATTGGTCAAACTACGTTCTGGCGGCAGGCCTGCTGACATCACCCGTGCTGGCTGAGCAGATCCAGGCCGGTGAGTTTCTGACAAAGATCTGTGCACTGACCAATACTGCGCCGGTGTGGTCAGGCGGCAAGCTCAAGATGGTTCCGTACGGCGACACAGCTATCAGTGGCAATGGCGCGACCTACACACCCAATGTCACGCCGCTGTTTGATCTGACAGATGACGACTTTTGCCCCGCCACCGATGGCGACCCGATCCGCGTCACGCGCAAGTCGCAGGCGGATGCCTATAACCACATCCGCATCGAATTCGTTAACCGGGCAAATTACTACAACGTTGAAATTGCCGAGGCCAAGGACAGTGCCAGCATTGACGCCTATGGCCTGCGCTCGGCTGACGTGCTCGCGGCGCACTGGATTTGTGATGTGGCCGTTGCCCGCACCATGGCGCAAATACTGTTGCAGCGCGCCATGTATGTGCGCAACACCTATGAATTTGAGTTGCCCTGGACGCGGGCCATGCTGGAGCCGATGGACCTGGTGACGCTGACGGACAGTGCGCTAGGCTTCGACAAGTTGGCGGTACGTGTCACCGAGGTGGGCGAGTCCGAGGCCGGTGACCTGTCTATCGTGGCCGAAGACTTTGCAGTGGGGGTGGCTCACGCGGCCACCTACTCCAGCCAAGGCGGCGCTGGCTTCCAACACAACTACAACGCTGCCCCGGGCCCGGTCTTGCCGCCCATGTTTTTTGAAGCACCGGTCGGGCGCACGACGACGGGGCTTGAGGTTTACGCGGCGGTGTGTGGCATTGATCCCAATTGGGGCGGCTGCAGGGTGTGGACGTCACTTGACGGTGTTCAGTACAAAGACAGCGGCATGATCTACGGTGGTGCTCGCTACGGTAAGTTGACTGGCCCTATTGCTGCAGGTGCTGTGCCTGTTTTGCTAAATGGCGGGCAAATGCTCAGTGGCAGTGAGACCGACAGCGTGAACCTGGCTACCTTGTGCTACATCGGTGGCGACAACCCTGAATACTTGGCACACGGCACTGCAACGCTGACCGGGGTGCTGGCCTATACGCTCACCGGCCTGACCCGATCGGCTTTTGGCACCAGCGGGGCCACGCACAGTTCAGGCGATGCTTTTGCCCGTGTGGATGATGCACTGGCGAAGTCGGGATCGCTGGATCTGAGCATGATCGGGCAGACGATCTATTTCAAGTTCACCAGCTTCAACATATATAAGGTTGCCGAAGAAGACCTGTCCACAGTAGTCGCTTATCCCTATGTGATCGCTGGCAGTATGGCTGGCTTGCCCCCACCGCCGTTTGATGAGTTTTTGGTGTTGAGTCAACCAGATGGCACGCGGCAATACAACTTCTCGTATGCCACGGCGGCGCCACCAGACTGGCTTGGTGCCGAAATCAGGTATGTTGGCGGTACGGTCGCAAATCCTGACTGGTCAAGCATGACGCCGTTGCAGGACACAGCCACCTACTACACCGCGAGCCCAGTGGAGCTAAATGCACCGTTAGCTGGGGACTACACGTTTGCGTGCAAATCACTGGACCGCTTGGGCAACGAATCGACGTACAAGGTGGTCAACATCACCCTGCCATCGCGCCGCCTGGGTAATGTTTTTGATGAGTTCTTTGAACATACTGATGGATGGCTGGGCGTCAAGTCAGGCTGCCATATTGAGAAAACGGCGTTGGTGGCCAACGACAGCACCACCTGGTCTACGCTGCCCAGCACGTGGGACGCGTGGACCCGCTGGATCATGGCGCCCGCCAGCCCCATCGTTTACACGGCGCCGGTGCGTGACTTCGGTACGGTGATCGCGGGGCAAGTGGACGGCGTCATCGATGCAGATGGCTCGGTGACTCAAGAGCTGGCCACCAGTGCAGACGGCACCACCTGGAGTGCGTGGGGTAGTGCATCAGCAGCATTCAGCAGCCGGTACCTCAAAGTCCGGCTGACGGTTGCTGCTACCACTGCCGCGCCGGTGCCCGCTGTGCGCCAGTGGTCGTACCAAATCATCGCGCCGATGAAAAACGAGTACCTCAACGACATTGTTCTAAGCAGCTTGACCGGCGCCTACCGAATCGGTGTGGGCGACATCCGCGTCCCGCTTGCTGGCAGCTACACGGTGCTCAAGCGCACCACAGTGGTGATTCAAGACGGCAGCGTGGGCACATGGACCTATGCCCGCATAGACCAATCTTTGTCACCTGCACCCCGCTGGCAGTTCCGGCTCAACGGCGTGCTGGCCGACCCCGCTTTTGTTGATTTTTTTATTGAAGGGTATTGATCATGACCTGGCCATCAAGCAATGTAAACACCACCAACGCCGACGCAGGCACCGACAGCCCGGCGCTATTTAGGGCTGATGTTTTAGACCTTTTGACGAAGTTCAATTTGCTGCGCGCCCACGTATCAACGCTTGGTCAAACATTTCTTGCGCGGGCCACAGCCGCTTTGATGCGGGCGGATATTGGCGCGGCTGTGTCTGGGTCGAATGGCGACATCACCAGCCTGTCAGCAGTAACCACTATTGGTGGCAATCCTGCGTTTACCGGGCTGCCCACGACTACTACCCCGTCAGCCACAGACAACTCGTCTCGAATTGCAAGCACACAAATGGTTCAGTCAGTTGGGCTGCACAGTGCGGGGTACACGGCGTTTACCGCGTCAGCAACTTTAACCACTGCTGACTTTGGCCGCGCTTGTTATTACGCAAGTGCTTCCGCAGGAACTTTAACGCTGCCGAACAATCCGCCCGCTGGCATCGTTATTACTGTTGTGAATTTATCTACCGTCGTTTGTACGTTAGCCCGCAGTGGCGGGGCCACAATTTGCGGGCCTTTTACAAGCTATGCGACAACTATCGACTTGTGGCAGGGGGACTCCCTGGAACTTTGTTTTGACGGGACAAACTGGCAGACCATTGCCAGCTCGGGTTTTATACAAGGGTGGAATCCCCCCGTGTTTTATGCTGCACCAGACAGGAAGGTGGACGGCACCGTCTATACAAACTCCGCTCGCCGTGAAAGGTTTGTGAAAGTTGTTGTCACCCTGGCTGCTGGACAGGCCGCAAGCATGACGGTTGATGGTGGAGTGATTGATCGTGTCGGAAACAACAGTCCTAGTGCGACCCCTCTCTGCCTCAGCTACCCGGTACCCGCTGGTCGGACCTATTCGATCACAGCGGGCGGCACTCCTGGTGTGATATGGACGGAGAAATCTTAATGAAATATTACTTAGACCCAGCCACGCAGACTCGCTACGCATTTGAAGGTGATGGATCACAAGATGACTTCATCGATAAAAAACTTGTTCCTATAACCGAAGCGCAGGCCGATGCCATGTACGCAGCAGAGGTGGCTGCTGAGCCAGTGGTCAAACCGTTTGAATTTTTTTTAAGCATGTGTAGCGAATCTGAGCAGATCGGATTGGTGACGGCCGCGATGTCAGTGCCAGTGGTCAAACTTTGGTACGACCGCATGCTAGCCAGTGGCTGCGTCACGATCACGGATAGGCGCGCTGTAGCTGGCCTGGATGCGCTGGTGTCTGCCGGGCTGCTGACGGCAGAGCGCAAGCAGACGATTTTTACGGCAATGAGCTAAGACTAGCTTGCACGTCACCCAAGCTGCTTTGGGGTGGTTTTACATCTAACAATTTTGGAAACGATATGCCCGAACCTACATCCACCTGCGCCGCTGGCGTAACCTACGCAGCCGCCGGGGTCTGCGTGCCCATGCTGTCAGCATTTGGCGTGCCCCTTGGCCTGCGGGCAGACGTGCTGATCGCTGGCTTTTGTGGCAGCCTGGTGGCCATCATCCTGCTCAACACTGTGCCCGCCTCGGGCGACACCTGGCAGCACCTGATTCGCACCACGGCCAAACGCATTTTTGTGGCGCTGGCCAGCAGCATCACCGCTGGTTACCTAACCCCGCTGGCCCTGCTGATGTGGAGCCTGCCAGACAGCATGTTTTTGGGTGCGGCCTTTGGGGTGGGTGGCGGTGCGCAGCGCGTGCTGCTGCAGCTCATTGCCCGCTTTGGCACACCAGCCGCCAAGGCTGGGGAGGGCGCACCATGAGCACCGGTTTGCTGATCTTGCACTGGCTGGCCGGGCTGGTCATCCTGGCCGAGGCGCTTAATAAGGTGGAGCGCACCGCGCCCTGCGCTCCAGGCCTCACACCCCATGCCCGGCTGGTAGCCAGTCTCAAAGCGCTGGCCTGGGCGTTGCTGGCCATCGGTGGTGCGTTGGCGGTGTTTGCGCCACTGTTTTTCGCCCTGCAAGCCACCAGCGCCAAGCCGCCCAGCCTGTCAGAGACCGCCATAGCGGCGGGCTTTGCGGTGCTGATCGTCCGAACCCGCGTCAAAGAAGGTTGATCATGATCAGAGACACCAGCCAATGGCTCAATAGCCTGCTGCACTGTCAAGTGCGCATCTCCGTGGCCAGCGCTTGGGCACCCGTATTTGCCCGCCAAGTGGGTGAGCACACGTTCAGCCAGGGAGACGCTGAGATTGACGACTTCTTGGGCCAAATCCTGCATGAAAGCAACGGCCTGACCGAGTTCACTGAAAACCTGAACTACAGCGCCGCCCGGCTGTGCCAAGTGTGGCCCAAGCGCTTCCCCACGCTGGCCGATGCCCGGCCTTATGCCAACAACCCAGAGGCGCTGGCCAACCGGGTGTACGGCGGGCGCATGGGCAACACCCAGCCGGGCGATGGGTGGCGCTACCGTGGACGCACGCCGATACAGATTACCGGCAAGGTCAACTACCGTTTGATGAGTGATCTGATGGGCATCGACCTGGTGCGCCAGCCTGAGCTGCTGGAGCAACCAGACTACGCCCTCAAAGCCGCCATTTTGTGGTGGGAGGCAACAATTCCAGACAGCCTCATTGGCGACCCTGAAAAGATCACCGAGCGCGTCAACGGCGGCCTGATCGGCCTGACCGACCGCGAGCACCGCGCCGACCTGGCGCAGGCGGCACTGGCATGAGCACTGGAGTCATCATGCACAACCCGGACGGCACCTACATCCTGTTTCGCTGCCCGGCCTGCCAGCAAGCGCACAAAGTACAAATTGAGGGGCAGGGCGCTTGGGGCTGGAATGGCGACGTCACCAAGCCCACCTTCACGCCTTCGGTGCTGGTCAGCTACGACGGCGCAGACGCTGGCCAAGATGGTGCCCCACCCAAAACCTGCCACAGCTTTGTCACCGATGGCCGCATCCAGTTCCTGGGCGACTGCACCCACGCGCTGGCTGGCCAGACGGTAGACCTACCACCTTGGGGCGCATCATGAACCTGGCCACCCTTAACCCCCGCGTGTGGCTGGAGCTTGCCGCCGTTGCTATCTTGGCTACTGCGGGTTGGTATGGCTACAACTGGATCTACGACCGTGGCGCCGCCAGCGTGCAAGCCCGCTGGGATGCTGAGACAAAAGACGAGGCGATACAAAGCGCCAAAGTGGCCGTCGCCGCGCTGACCACCACCCAGACTTTGATCACCGATTTTGCAAGCCAAAGGAGCACCACCAATGCGCAAATTTCTAGCCTTAACAACACTGTGGCTGCTGCTGTTGCAGGGCTGCGCAACCGCCCCGCGCGTGATAGTGCAGGCGGTGTGCCCAGCAATCCCGCCACTGGATCAGCCCTCGGCGCAACAGGAGCCGACCTTCTCAGGCAGGATTCAGAGTTTCTTGTTGGGGAGGGTGCCAGAGCCGACAAATTACGACTACAGCTTATCGAGTGCCAAGGCAAATACAACACCGTCTATGACGCCTTGAACCCTAAACATTAGGGTAAACCCCTAGAAAATATTTTCAAAAAAATCAAAAAAGGCTTGCATATACTCACAATGAGTATATCATTTGACCCATGGACAGGCAATAAAGCAAGTCCACCGACACCAACCGGCAGTTGGCTCCTTAAGAGGAATCCAAAATGTTTATTAGCAACGTCCACGGTCAAGAAGTCATCAACAGCAAGGCCGCCTCCATCGCTTGCACAGCTGGCCTGTGCGGCTCTGGCTGGGGTGCAAAACCCGGTTTGACTGGCAACACCTTCGGCATCAAAGAACAACTCAAAGCAGCTGGTGCCCGCTGGGACGGCCTGAACAAAGCTTGGGCATTTGCTGACTGGGCAGCGCTTGAAGCTGCCCTCGATGCCATCATTGCAGCCTAAACCAACCCGCCCGCCACGGCGGGCATTTGGAGCAAATCATGCGCAAACCCCAAGTACAAAAAGCCTTTGAGTCATTTTGTGGTGGCTACCTGATCCCCAACAAAACGCCCGCTATCTACGGCGGCGCCAAGTGCCCGCAAGTGCACTTCGAGATTGCAGGCATACAGCTCACCTACCTGGCGCTGAAAAACCAAGTCGTCAAACCCCAGACCCTTGCCCCGCTGGTGTTTGACGATGCCCGGGCGGTGCTGGATTACGCCAAAAAAATGGAAGCCATGAAGATGAACGACCCACTTTACCGAGGCACCCGCCATGACTAACAAAAATTTCGGCTGGCACAAAGCCTGGCGCCGCGACGAGCAAGGCCACCTAGTGCACACATCAGGCCTGCGCTTCTTGGTGACGCACGGCGCAGGTTTCGTAGACTTGGAAACCGACGACGCCAGCATGGCCATCTTCCAAGCGCGAGAAACCTCGCGGGGCGTTCCGGTGCACCAACTTGTCGAGCGCGTGCAGCGCCTGACCAAAGAGGCTCAGATGTTTATCGCAAAAAATAAATCATCATGACAAAATACAAAAATGTGTCTTGGACGCCAGAAATTCTGGCTCAACTCGGCAAGGTTCCTGATAAAAAAATTGGCGAAATGCTAGGGGTAGACGAAACCTATGTCTACCGCTACCGGAAAAAAAACGGGATCAAGACTGCCGTTTATAAAATTGGTGGCACGCCAGAAATTAAAGAGCAAATCTGCGCTCAACTTGGAAAAGTGTCTGATGCCGATTTAGCCAGGTCGTTGGGTGTGTCTGTGCGATCTGTCCGCACGTTGCGGCAAAAGCAAAAGATTCCCGCTCATAAAAAGTATCTGGCATCGGTTTTGGCAGACCCTCAAGCTTTAATAGTGCCTGTTGCATCGCCAGCAGAAATTAAGCAGGCTAGGCTGGATGCAAATCTTACGTTGCGGGAAGCTGCTACGTTGGCAGGATCTCCGAACGGCGCGCGGGCTTGGCTGCACTATGAGTCATCTACTAGGCAGATGGGTGTTGAGCGCTGGTCTTTGTTTCTGCTGGCAACAAACCAGCATCCACACTATCAACTGTACAAAAAATAAATGTATCAGGAGCGCAACCCATGACCCCCGCCGATCTGCACGCCTGGCAGGCCCAAATGGGCCTGACCGCCCCCAAAGCCGCCGCCGCGCTGGGCGTGAGTTACTCTGGCACCTACCGTGATTGGCTGGCGGGCGTCAGCCGCAACACCGGCAAGCCGGTGCAAATCAGCCAGATCACCGCGCTGGCTTGTGCGGCGCTGGCCGCTGGTTTGGGGCCATGGTCATCGGCGCCCACAAACAGCAACCAAGCGCCGGGCGGGCGATGACAGGTACATATTTGGGGTGCTTGCACCGGCCATGGGTTGTGTAGCTGATCTGATCACCCACTTGGATAGGTAACCACCCGCCCCAAGCCTGGCAGTCCTGACAGTGGCGGTTGTCTATATCTTTCAGATAGTCGCTGGTGTGGGTCATGATGTTGGCTGCTCCAGACTTTCGGCCAAGATCAATTGTCCATCCCGCCCGATGCGCAGCAGCCTGGCTGTGCCGCCCTTGGCCAGCAGCATCATGTCCATCGGGCCTTTGTCCTCGGTCGGGCGCACACCGCGCTGGTAAATGACGATGCGCTCAAACGTGTCGGCCACCAGTTGGCGGGTCTGCAGGCGTGCGTCGTAGTCCTGGGCTTCTACACCGGCGGCCAGGCGCTTCCACGCTGCATCGGTGCCCTGGATATCCGTACGGGCTGTGGCGGCCAGATCGCGCTCAGCCTCCTGGACGAGTGCCTGCAGCCGCTGCTGTTCGGCCTCCAGCTCGCGGGCACGCTTGGCAAACGTGAGCGGCACGCCATCCTCGGCGCTGGCCAGCATGGCGTCAGTGAGCTTTTCCAACTTGTTGTCCACGTCCACCAGATCCTGCCTAGCTTTTGTTAACTTGGCCAATGGGCCTGCAGACCGGTCGGCACCGTAGAGCGCCTGCAGGTTGACGATGTCTGAGCAGTATTCCATCAGCGCCCGCTCAAACGGGTAGACCGACACCGACCCGCCGACCGAGCAGCCGCCGTGTGAGTAACTGGTGCAGTGCAGACGTCTGTGACCGTTTTGGATTCGTCCCAGTTCGTCCCGGTTGCGCGTGCCGATGTTTTGCCCGACCAGGGCGCGTCCGCAATAGCCGCACACGGTGATGCCGATGCCGGTGAGTATGTGGGGCACCGGCCCCTTTGCCTTGCGCCTGCCACGCCCGCTGTTGGCCAGCTGCAGGCCGTCCCATTCAGCCTTGGTGAGCAGGGCCGGGTAATAGCCTGGCAGTTGGTAGCTCTCAGATCCCAGCGTAAGTTCTTTGTCCCCAATGAGCGCCCGTTGCTTGATCAGGCGGTAGATCTGCAGCGCCTGGGGGCCGCGCCCGGTCAGCGATAGGTTTTGCTCGGTCAGGCGCTCGATGATCTTTGTGGCGCCATAGCCCATCAGGTACAGGCGCAGGCCCTCACGTGCTGCGGCTACCCGCTCTGGTATTTCCTCCCACTTGCCGTCGACCAGCCGCAGCCATACCGGGTCTTTGCCGTTGCGGATCAGGCCTCTGTAAGTGCCAGCCAGCCATCCCTCGCACTGGCGCCTGATGCTGGCCAGCACCCGTTTGCTTTTGGTGTCGCTCTCTTCGTGGGCGCGGATCATGACCAAAAGCGAGTAGACCAAGTCCATCGGATTGGCCTTTAGCCTTTCGCGTGAATACTCTTTGCCATCGCTTGCAGTCACGACGGTGATGCCTGCATTTACAATATGGGCCAGTTGGGCTTGCGCCTGAATCGGTTCTGCCCTTGATAAACGGTCAAGGCCCTCGACAACGAGCACCGATCCTTGTGGTATCCGACCTTCTTCGACCGCTGCCAAAAAGACGCCTAGTGCACCCGATTTCACGTGCCTCTGGTGATACGCTGATAAGCCCTCATCTCTCATTGAAAGTGATTCGTCGAGAATAAGGGCATGCTCGGCAGCCCATTTGGCAGCGTAAGCTGCCTGGCGGTCGCTGCTATGGCCTGAAGCCTGGCGAGGATCGCTGAACCTCATATAGCTGTACACAAGACCTGTCAAACTACACCTCATGACTGAAACAATAGAAAAACGACCGCGTATAGGTATGGTATCGCTAGGATGCGC